CACCCAGTGCAACACTTGGGTGTCTGACAACTCCGATCGCGTGCTGTTCGGTCACTCGGTATCGAACTATTCCTCGACATTCGCGACCGCGCTCGGCAACCTCACCACCTCGAGCGACAAGCTTACTGCGGCCGCGCTCAAGTTGATGAAGCGTCTCGCGATGAAAGCCAACCCTCGCATCCGTCCCTACAAGACGAATGACGGCTACGATTATTACATGGCGTTCATGGGTCCGAACTGCTTCCGCGATCTTGCGAACGACGCCACGATCATCAACGCCAACCTCTACGCTCGCGAGCGAAGCCCGCGTGCGCTGCAGAATAACCCGCTCTTTAACGACGGCGATATTCTGTATGACGGCATCATCTGCCGCCAAGTCCCCGAGATGGATGTTCGCAGCCCGACGCTCTACGCGACGGCGGGCGGCAGCTCCACCAAGGTCGCCCCAGTGTTCCTGTGCGGTCAGTCCGCGCTGGCCATGTTCTGGGGCCAGATGCCCAAGCCCACCACCCTCGACAACACCGACTATCAATTCCTGCGCGGTGTCGGCATCGAGATGGCCTACGGCATCGGCAAGACCTTCAAAAAGACGACGGGCGGCGCTCTAAAGGAATGGGGCGTGTTCACCGGCTTCTTTAGCGCCGCTGACGACGCCTAACGCCTGATGGCATGAACCAGAGCCGACGAGGGCGCCGGCAACGGCGCCCTCTACGCTCCAGCACAAGGAAACAGAGACATGTCAAATTCAGGCTCAGCCCGCGAACTGGGTTTCCACGCCGTCCATTACATCCGACGCCGGATGCAATATTCCGACGTAGGTTTCACGTCCGGCATCAAGATCGGTCGCCTCCCCAAGGGCGCGTTTATCAAGCGCATCCAGTGGCACAAGGCGACGGCGTTCAACTCGACCTCCACCGACACGGTGAAGATCGGAGTTTCCGCCGGTGACAACACCATCCTCGCGGCAACAGACGTGCATTCCACCGGCCACGTCGACCACACCTCGGCCGCAGGGCTGGGCAAGGTGGTCGCGACCACGGCCGATGCCGACGTCTATGTCACTTGGACGAGCGGCGGCGGCACGCCGACCACTGGCGATTGCACGGTCATTATCGAGTACGTCCCCGATAACGATCAGTAAGCATCGGGCTGGCGCTTCGGCGCCAGCTCTCCCTCCCACGCCATCACTGGAGACATCCATGGCGAAAGCATTGATTACGTGGCTCGGTGAGGATCACCTCCACGGTACTGACGGCAACGGCGACCCGCGACAGGGGCCGCGCTCGACGACGTGGAACGGCATAAAGTTCCCAATAGGGGAACCAATCGAAATCACGAACGAGAAAATGATCGCAACCGCCCGCACAAACCCATTCTTCGAGGTCATCGAGGATAGAGGGCCGCCCGTGCAGAAGGGGAAGCGCGGCGATGGCAACGAAGAGCAGAATTGACCTCATCAACCAGGCGCTCGTTAATCTGGGCGTCCTGGCGGCCGGCCAGACGGCATCGGCCGAGGACACTGCGACGATCGACGCCTATATCGACCCGCTCGTCGAGGAACTCGAGGAGCGCGAGATTGCCTTTGTCGACGACACCGATGCCATTCCGAACTCCTGGTTTCTGCCGCTTGCGATCATCCTAGCGGACGCGGCGGCGATGGCATTCGGGCTAGCCGGCGTCCCCGTCTCTGGCGGGACCCCGGACCCGGTTCTGAAAGCCGAGACGCGGCTGCGCGTGGTGCAATACGCCAGGCCCACCGGCGAGCCGCAAAAAGGCGAGTATTTCTGATGCCCGAGGAGGCCGTCCCGTTTCCCGTCACGTCTGCGCCTGGTCGCAACGTGTTCGATAGTGCGGGGCGCCTCATCAATGCCTACTCAGAGCCCCTCGTCGCCGGCGCTCGCGGGGCAAATGTCTGGCGCCGCGCGCCGGGCCTTACCTCGTTCAAGCTCGGCAGCTATTCCGGCTGGCGCGGCGGCATCCAGATCGGCAACCTCCTCTATGCCGCATTCAGCGGGTCATCGGGCAACGTTTGCAGCTATGGGACGGACGGCACCGAGACGTTGCTCGGCAATCTCTCCGGGACCAAGAAAGTATTTTGGGCACGCAACAACAAAGCAACGCCCGACGTCGTCTTGGTTGATCCAGATAACGGCGCCTTCCAGGTCACGACGTCACCTTCCGTCATCAACTATCCAGACACTAATGTCGGTTCTCCGAATAGTGTCTGTTGTCATGACGGATATTTTTTCTTCACGCATGGCGATGGCACCTGCATCGCGAGCGCGATCAATGATACGCCGGTCAATGCGCTGGATTTCGTCAAGGTCGACGGCAACGACGGCGCCCTTTTGCGGGCCATCGCATTCGATGAGCTGTACCTCTGTGGCACGAATACGATACAGCCGTTCCAGGACACGGCGAACGCAACCGGCTTCCCCTATACGCGAGTGAAGGTCATTCCTCGCGGCCTTCTCGGCCGCTATGCGATTGCCGGCTTCGATAAGGGCATGGGCAAGGGAATTATATTTGTCGGCGATGATCGGGTGGTTTACGGGCTCAACGGCTACGATCCGCAGTCGATCTCGACGCCTGACGTGGCTCGGGCGGTCAATGATTTCATCGAAGGCGGCGGCAGCGTCGATGACATCGAGATGTTTCCCTATGTCGTCGCCGGCCACGCCTGCGTCGTCATGCGTACGCCGAACTGGACTTGGGTTTTCGACGTCGACAATCTCCGCTGGCATGAGCGCGCAAGCCCGGGTCAAACCAATTTCCGGGCTTACGGTTCCGTCTTTTTCAACGATCAGTGGCTGGTCGGCGACAGCCTGACGAATAATATCTGCATAATCACCGAGACGACGCAGCAAGAGTTGGGCGGAGACCTGCCTTTCACTATCTACAGCGGGCCAGTCGCGAAATTCCCGAACCGCGAGCGCGTCGCGCAATTCACTCTCGACATCGCCCGCGGCGTCGGCATGGCGACCGGGTCGGACCCTGACCAGACGGACCCGCGTTGCTACATCGCCTGGAGCGACGACGGCGGCATGAGCTGGTCGTCTCCGGTTGAGCGCCTTCTCGGGCGGCAGCAGGAAAACCGTGCGCCGGTGCGCGTCAATCGGTGCGGCCTCACCAAGGACCAGGGGCGCCGGTGGCGCGTTACGGTCTATGATCCGGTCGACGTCGAAATGACCGGCGCTGTACAATCCGACCAAGTCCGGAATTTCTGATGGGACAGATACTCCGCCCGAGCCCGCTGAGTGACACGCACCAGCACATGACAGACGGCGGCAAGCCGACCAAGGATTTCTTCAACTGGCTGAAAAAAGTCTCGTCGTCTATGCTGACGCCAGACAGCAGCGACGCGCTGACTAACAAGACGATCACTGACAGCAGTAACGTCCTAGGCGGCGTCACTATGACGCTAGGGAGTGATGCCGACGGAGACGTCTACTATCGCAGCGGCGGTGTTCTGACCCGTCTCCCGAAAGGGACTGACGGCCAAGTGTTGTCACTGAGCAGCGGCGTCCCAAACTGGGAAACGATCTCGCTAACTCCGGTTACGATCCTAAACACACTTACGCCGAGCAACGTTGCCAGTATCGGCGACACAACGAGCTTCACAAGCACCTATCCGATATATGAGATAGCGCTCGATGAAATAGTGCCGGCGACCAGCGGCGCATATTTATATATGCGAGTCCATGAGAGCGGCGGCTATCAGACGGGCGCTCACTACTATTCGCAGTCGGTCATTTTTGGGTCCGCAGCGGCGGCGTTTTATGGCGCGAACAATGCAACCGCAATGACCGTCGCGCAATCGGTGCAAGGCGCTTATAGCGGTGTGATCCGAGTTAACAATCCATCTGTCACGACGCACGTTAAGCGGTTTGTTGGGAGTGGGACTTTCGCCTCCGGAACTACATCACCCGGCACCGTCAGCCACTCCGGATGGTGGAATAACGACAACAATGCCATCGACGGTTTCCAGCTGTACTTTAGCTCCGGCAATATCACGAGCGGAACGATCTACGTCCGCGGCATAAAGTGAGGCTCTCTTATGTCCCTCTTTTCTGACATCTTCGGCGGAAACAGCGACTACCAAAAGGCCGCCCAGGCCGAGCAGCAGGGCCTGCAGCAAGGCTATTCTCAAGCCACGCCGCTAATCCAGCAGGGCCGCGGCGCGATCACCTCATATGACGCCGCGGCGCTCGCACCCTATACGTCGCTTCTCAATAACTCGACGGCCGGGGCGGCCGCCTATGGCGACGCGACCGGCGCGAACGGCGCGGCGGGCTACGCTCGCGCGACCAACAATTTTCAGGCCGGTCCCGGCTATCAGTCTCAGTTCAATCAGGGTTTGCAGGCGATCGACCGCGGCGCCGCGGCGAAGGGTATGGTCACGAGCGGCAATACGCTCAATGCAGAGCAGGCATTCGGCACCGGCCTCGCGAACCAGAGTTACCAGCAATATGTCGCTAACCTCCAGCCTTATCTCGGCCAACAGACTGCGGCTGCGGCCGGTGTGGCGGGCGTAAATCAGAATGAGGGCTCGCAGCTCAATGCCAGCTACGGCAATCAAGGCAATCTCGCTTACAATACGCAAGTCGGTATCGGCAATGTGCAGGGCGCTTCCGATCTAGCGCAGGCGAACGCCGACAGCTCTTTCCTTAACGGCGCGCTGAACCTTGGCGGTAAACTGCTTGGGTATGCGTCAAGTCTGGGAGCGCGATCTAATGGCTGATTTCTGGAGCGTCCCGCTTGCCACGAATGAGCTTCCCGGCAGCGTCAATAATCAGATCGCGCAGGGGCCTAACTTTAGTTGGATCGGCAACCTTCCGGACAGCTATGTCGCCGGCCGCAATGCCGGTTTCCAGGCGCGCAATCAGGATGTTTTCAAGGACGGCCTCCCGCGCGACCCTAATGGCAACGTCGATTGGCAGCAGGCATCGGAAATGCTGGCGAAGGCCGGCGGCTCCGGCGCCATTGACAGCGTCGTCAATCTCCAGAATTACCAGCTCGCGCGCGACGCAATCAACGCCGCTGGCGACCAGCAAGGTAGCGGCGCCGGGCCTGCGATGTCGCCCCCTCGCACAGCCCTTGCACCTCCGTCGTCAGGCTCGGCAATCTCTGGCGCCGTTCCACCCGGCGGCGTTTCGATGCCGACCGCGCGGACGCCTGATCCTTCCTCGACGGCGAACGGGCCGCAACCGCAGCAGGCCGGCCTCGTCACCGCGCGCTCGATCGCGCAGCGCACCGGCGCCGACCCGCTGAAAATCGCGGCCTCGATCGGCGTCGGCCCGGACGATCAGCTTGATGGCGCGGACCCGCAGACCCGCCAGGCGATCATTGACGCCATCCGGCAACAGCAGCCGCAGCAGCCTGCTCCGCAGCAAGAAGCCGGTATGCAGCAGTCCGACCAGCAGCCGGCGGCGTCCGGCGGCGGCCTCCCCGGGGCTCCTGCCTCTCCGAACGGGCCGACGTCCAGCGCCGCAGCCCCGGCAGCGGCGCAGTACGGTTCCGCGCCGAATGGTCCCGCGCCCGGTGCCACGGCGCAGATCGACGGCAGCATGTCATCGCTCGAGCAGCGGTACGAAGCGCAGGCCCAATCCTATTTCAAGAAGGGCGCGGCACTCTCCGTCATCAACCCGGCGATGGGCGCGCGATATCAGGCTATGGGCGACGCCGCGGCCAAGCAGGCGCAGGCGATCCGCGACAGCATGTTGAAAAATGCCGAGCTGACGCCGGAACAGAAAAACTCCACTGACCCGAACGTGCTTGGCTTCGAGCAGCGCAAGGCGCAGGGCACGCAGGTCGCGACCGATGATGCAAAGGCATTCGGGACCGACGCGGAGGGGATCGCACAGCTCGGGCGCAATTCCTACAACGGTATCCAGAAGGCGCAGCTCGCCAAAAACCTGACGCTCGACCCGAATTTCTATTCGGGACCGCTGCATGAAGGCGTCCAGACCTACAATCAATTCAAATCAATTTTCGGCTCTAACCCGACCTCCGCGCTCCCGCAGGAAGCATTCAATAAGGCCGTCAACGACATGCTGCAGGAGCAGATCCGCGCCATGGGCAAGTCCGGCGTCGGCCGGGTGCTTCAATCCGAGGTCGGAATTATGAAGCAGTCGATCGCGTCGCTCGGCATGACGCCGGCATCGAACCGGGCGCTCCTCGATATTGTCGGCCGCGTCTACAAGCAGCAGCAGGATATGGCTTCGATCGCCGAAACCATCCGCAACCGGAGAGACCTAGCGCCAGGTCAGATGAGCGCCACGCTTAACCAAGCGATCGACAATTACCAGCGCACGCACCCGCTTTTCGCTCCCGACGAGCTACAGCACCCGCAGCTCCTCGCCGCGCCTGACGCGCCGCCGGCCAGCGCTCAATGGTCGCCGCAGCAGAAACGTGCATGGGCTAGCGGCATCGGCCTCAAGCCCGGTGACCCCGTTCGCATCGGCGGCCAGATCGTGGCGGTGCCCTGATGGCAGGCGGCGTCGAGGTCGGCGCGGGCGGTGTCCCGCGCATCACCATCTACCCGCCGGACCAGCCCGGCTTGGGCGGCTGGGCGCCGTGGTCGCCGCCGCAGCCCGAGCAGCCGCCGATGCCGTCTCCGCAGCCGGCGGACGCGGCAACCGCGCAACAGCAATCTCAGGCCGGCCCGGGCGGCTGGGCGGCGTGGACGCCTCCTCCTCCTTCTCCCGCGCCCGGTCGTGAAATCGGTACTGGCGAGGCCGCCCTCCGGGGCGCCCTCGAGGCCGTAACGTTTGGGTCGTCTCCGGCGGTCGAGGGGCTCTCCGCCGCTTCCGGGCTACAGCAGACCGAGGCGCCTGACGCCGGAACGCAAGTGGCGCCGGGTCAAGCTGACGCCTTCTCGCAGACGCCAGGCACAGACCTTTGGAATATCGCCAAGGGCGTCGCCTCTCCCTTCATTGGCGCGGCGCGCCTCGCCGGCAATGCCGTATCGTCTCAGCCAGACCAATCTATCGTCGACGCCTACAACCAGGCGCGTGAGGCGGCCCTTGCCGAGCAGCAGGCGGCCCAGCAGCAGCACCCGTACGCATTTCTTGGCGGGCAGCTTGCTGGCAGCCTGGCGTTGCCGATTGCGGGCGATGTCCAAGCCGTGGGAACCGGGGCGCGCTTGGTCAAGGCCATGACGGCCGGCGCAATTGGCGGCGGTGCCTACGGCGCTGGTGGCGCGGCCAGCGAAGGCGGCGGCCTGACCGATATGATGAAGGGCGCCGCCGGCGGTGCCGCGGCAGGCTTGGTCCTAGGCGGCGGCGGGGCTGCGGCGCTCGAGGGCGCCGGCGCGCTCGGCAGCAAGGTCGTCTCTGCCGTCCGCGGACATCGTGACGTCGATGCCGAGGCCGCCAGGCGCATCGTCAGCACTATGCGCTCCGACTATAATAAAGAAGGCCCCCAGTTCACTCCCGACGAGGTCCGGTATATCCGCAGCGCCGGGGCGCCGGCCGCCATCGTCGACTCCGGCGGCGAGCGGACTATGGCCATGGCCAGGTCGGCGGCAAACACGTCGCCCGAGGCGCGCCACGCGCTCACCCGCCTTGCGGATCGCCGGTACGAGCAGCAGGCCGAGCGCATCGGGGGCGCGATAAACAATCTATCCGGTAGCGGCAGGCTCGATGTCGATGCCCTCCACGCCATGGCGCGGCGCGCCAACGCACCGCTCTACAAACGAGCCCAGTTCGCCGCCGAGAGGCGATTTAACAACGGCATATGGTCGCCTCGCCTCGAACAGTTACTTTCGAGCGAGGCCGTCCCCGCCGCGATGCAGAAGGCGATGAAAAGCGGCCGTGACCGAGCTGTCCTCGAGGGTATGGGCGCATTCAATCCGAAAGTTTCGTTTCACAACGGCATTCTCCGGACCAACGCCAAGGGCGCCGTGCCGTCGTTTCCGGATTTGCAGCTTTGGGACTATACCCAACGTTCGCTACGCGACGCGGCCGTTGAAGCGCAGCGCGCCGGCAGAAACGAAGAGGCCGGTGCTAAATTTGGGCTGCATCGTGCGCTTTTGGACGAGATTGACCGCTTAGTGCCTGAGTTCAAGACGGCGCGCGGCGTCGCCCGCATGTTCAAGGGAGCAGAGAACGCATACGACGCCGGCAGGGCTTTCGTGACAGCGGACGTAAACGGCGCGGAAAAGCTTCTCCGCAAGATGAACCGGGCCGACCGCGAACTATTTGCCAGAGGCTTTGCTACAGAACTCGCCGACAGGGTGATGAAAATCGGCGATCGACGGAACGTCCTCACCTCAGCTTTTCTTGATGCGCCGGCGGCGCGCGCGAAGATCGAGCTAGCGCTTGGCCCGCAGCGGGCTCGGGAGCTGGAGACGCTGCTGCGCGCCGAGGATACTCTTGACCGGCTGCGCCGGACGCTCGGAAACAGCACCACCGCCCGACAGCTCGCCGAGATGGGCCTTGCGGGTGGTGCAGTCGCCACTTTCGAGGGACTGAAAGAACATGAGTTCAACCCGGCGCATGTCATCGCTGCAGCGCTCACTATAGGTGCGGCCCGTCACGGCGCAAAGGTAATCGACGAAAAGGTGGCTCGCCGCGTGGGAGAAATGCTCGCCTCGTCTGACCCGGCCGTCCTCGCCAAAGGGATTAATATCGTCGCCTCGCGTCCAGTCCTGATGGATGCGTTGCGGAAGGCCACCAACGTCTCGATGAGGCAGATCCTCAATTATCTGCATCCATCCGGCGTGGCGGCGGCGGGGCTGGCGGCGTTCGATCATTTTGAGCCAGAGGCGCCTAAGCAAGACACA